TTGATTATGGATTGGTGCACGGCAGCAAAAGAGTCACTTGCAATAGCATTACTTATCCCAGCGTTTTTCGGGGTGATGTGCTTTGTATTGTGGGAGAACGGTTTCAAGGTTCTTGGGTGGAAATATATCGCCAGGCTGACACTGGTTGCGGCTTTTTTTCCTTGGGTTTGGGAAGTAATTGACGCTTATAAGGCAATGATATGAAAACACAACAACTATGCAAAGGCGTGGCGCTGGTGGACGGGTCGTTAACGGTGGCGCTGTGGCTTATGAGCTTCGCGGGGTATATCCGATGAACGAAAAACTTAACTTTGAAGAAAAATGTGAAAGAGTCGCTGTCGTGTTTATAGGTGCGATGGTTGTTTTGGTGCTGGTGCTTTTGCTGACTGGATATAAACCATGACAAGCAACGATGAGCTGGAGCGGCAGGAAGGAAAGCGAGATATTAGCCTGCGCAATGGGCTGGCTGAGCTATCGGAACATATTGACCGAATCGGAGGTTATAACTTTGAGGCTTTGTGTGCAGAGCAGGAAGGGCGTTGTGGTCAATGCATCTGTAATCAGTGCGCCAAACAGGAGAGCAATGATGGTTAGCTGGAGAGGAAATAGCCGAAGCCGATCGCAGGCGATACTCACTGAATACAAATGCGACCCCAAAGACCATAACACCAAATCCGTATATCTCCTTCGACACTCATCCCGCATGCAGCAAACCACCCTTGAACAGTCATTGACTGTTGAGCGGGATAACTTTGGAGCGTTCAAGCCGACCATCCAGCTTGATGACTTTCCAAGAGGGTTAAGCGACCGCGAGTCAATGCTGAAGTTGGCGGACTGGCTGCACCGATTGAGTGTTGCAATTGAAGATAACTGGAGTGAACCATGACAGCTGAAACCAACCCAATTACCAGCACCTATTCCTGGTGCATCAAAATGCGCGACAACGCCAAAGACGGCGAGACAGCATATCACTATCAACAACTGGCGCAGCTATGGCGTCAGCGTGAAGGCGGGCCGTGTAATGATTAGTATTGTCGGTGTTATAGTGATCGTGATTATTTTAATAATCGTTGGTACTTGTGTCTATTTTGGTGGTGACGTATAGAGGGCCTTGCAATGAGCGAGTGGATTAAGTGTACTGATATGCTGCCAGACACTGAAGGAGAGTTCATTGTGTATGAGACGCTTAACAACCGCGTACAGCATGACTATTGGATGTAACCAGAGCCTGCTGAGGGATTCTGGAATCACTACGATATGAGCGTAACACACTGGCAACCTCTCCCCGAACCGCCAAAATAACAAAAAGCCCCATTAAGGGGCTTTATTTTCATCTGAGCAAATCTTCTTCCACTGCTCGTTATGAGTGAGTATGTCGCGCTTGGTTTTCGGATCGAGCGTCAGGATATCCTGAGAGGTGAGGTAGATTGGCTTAACCCATGAGCAGGATTGCACCACTGGCCGCTCACTTTCTTTGCCACTCATTGCGCAACCTGTCATCAACATCACTGTCACTAATACGGGACACATCCTGACGAATGCTCTCTGCATCGCTGTTTACCTTCTCTTGCGCCTCTGCAACGGCCTTAGCGCTCTCAAGCTTAACCTCTGCGGCCTTCACGTCGGCTTTCGCCTGTGTTTGCGCCGTAGCCACCTTTTTACCGCCAAACCATGCGGCCAGCAAAGCGACGATAACGCCACCAATGCCGGCCAGCCATGACCAGCCACCGCTAAGGATTGTGTCTAACATTGTCAGCCTCGCGCTTCAGGTTCTTCTGACGGATGAACTGCGATACGACGCCCAGCGCGATCAGGATATAGCTGATGTACTGCGCGAAGTTAACCGGGAGCGCCTGCTTCATGTCTGGAGGTAACATAGCCCAGATTGTTACCAGGTTATCAGGCGCAGATGCCAGCCATACGCCGATGATGGTTCCGATACTGGTAAGCCATACCGACCAGGCCTTGAAAAGCAGGCGGGTGTGCGCCACCCACTCAATGGGTGTGAATTTACGCGCCAGCAAAGCCAGAACGATGATCACCGCTACCGCAATAAGAAACCAGATCATAACAGCCCCTTATACGCATCATAGGTGCCAGTTCTCATGACTTCAGCGTGGCGCTTCGCGCGGTTCGGAACTTGACGTGCCCACAGGCTGTTAAGCATGCCTTCCGCGGCGCTTCCGAACTTACCCGCAGAAACCATTGCCAGCGTGTTCTTAAACCCAGCAAGACCGTTAACGCCCATATTGTAAGCCATGCTTGCCAGGATGTCGGCACGGGCGTCATTGCAAGCCTGTAGCGCAGAAGCAATGCCGGGTGACTTCAGCATGTTCTCGCGAGTGGATTTGACGAGACTGTCCAGCCAGGCGTCCGATGCTGCTTTGGGGATCGTAAACGTATAGTTGCTGAGTGCGGCACCTTTTGGGCCGATAAGGAATCCGGTTCCTACGGTGGGGTAGCCCTCAGAATCGATATAAGGACGGGCACGAAACCCTTCCTCATAGTTCAAAATCTCAATAATCTTGCTCATCTGCTGCCTTCTGATGATAGTTTGTCAATAACGGTGTCGGTCTTGTCGCCAAGCGTCACCAGCCTTGCTGACAGTTTATCATTGTTTGTGAGGCACTGAGCAAGAATTGTCTTACGCGCCTCGCTGGCTTCCATGTAGGCGCGTTCCTGTTCGGCAATGACGTGCTTAGCCTGGCTGGCGGCGTACCAGTTTCCGATAAGGTATCCGATAAGGATGCAGCAACCCACAACCGCCATGATGAGCGCCCAGAACTTCCGGGTGCGCCAGAAGCTTTTGGCTGCAACAGTCACCGCGCCATCGTGCGCGTTAGGTTCGGTGTTCATTTCGCATACTCCTGATCGTGTCGCGCAATGAGACAACCTCCATCCGCATCTCTTCCATCTGGGTTGTCATGAATTGCATTTTTTCAAGCGCTGAATTAAGCTTTGACTCGAAGGTGAATTTTTCATGCATCAGGCGAGAGTTGTCATCGCGCAGGCGGTTATTTTCAACGCGAAGTTCTTTGTTGTCCTCCTGCAACTCGTTAAGCATGTTAACCGTCGCCTGAGATGTTGCCGAATCAGTCCGTGTAGTCAGGTACTGATTGTAAAGCTTCATCAGGAAAGCAGCGCCAACCGCGCCAAAACCGCCTACTCCCGCCAGGGTGCCCAGATCATTAGGATCCATAATCGCCACCTTTGTTGCATTGCTCACAGGCACGCTCCGTTTTAAATGCCATAGTATCCTGCATTAGTATCACCCTTCAGCATGAATTAAGTATAGGAAGTATCCTACTGTACACATGATAAGCATGATAACGGCACTGGCGGGAAATAAAAAGCCCGCATTGCGCGGGCGATAGTTATTTAGGAGTGTAAAACGTTAGCTGGATTGTACCTTGCCCCCTCGCGTAGACTTTTTCCGTTGTAGCAGGGAAGTTTCCACTTGAAGATAAAGGAATACCACTTACTGATGTCGATGGGGTTGCAGTTTCAAAGGTTATCTCGCATGAGGCGAAACCAAATCCGCTGCGTTTTTTGGTTATCAGCAGTGATCTGGTGCCGTCACTTATTTGCTGCCATGTACCGCTTAGCGTTACGTCTGTAGACATTTTTTTACCCTTATACTGGAGTGATTTCGACTGTAGATTTAAGGTTGTTCCAGGTGGTAGTAAGCGTTGCCTTTCCCGGCTTTAAAGCGACTATCCTGACTGTCCTGCCAGAAGTAGTTCCTACCTGAACAACAGCGCTGTCTGATGAAAGGCCTGCAATACCATTAGCCACACCCTGATTTGTTGCCGATGAAACATTAGCTCGTTTGCGCAAGAATCCGCTAATCGGGATTGATGTGGTCGTTGATGCAGGAACGGTAAGCATTGTGTATTTTGTGGGGTCTATTGCATCACGTTTAACTGCTGACGCACCTGTGCCGGCATTGTCATTATCATTTTGCAGGTAAAGAACTGTGTCCTGCGCGACGACTTCATTAGAGTATGCAGGCAGGCTGTTACCATTAACCGCCATAAGACGGTAGGTTCCATCATCTGCCGCGCTGCCTGATGGAATGGTATAGACAATACTTTTACCTGTAGTATCAGACCAGCTACCATCTGCGTTCTTTTTTTGCCATGTAAGGGATGAATATCCGGTTACGCTGGCTGATTTTATCTCAAGCTTACCACCCTGCTGAAAGTAAGACAGTGAGTCTGGTTGGGAAGTAAATACGGGAGAGTTCGCAACCGGAATTTTCCCTCTTTTGTTAAGGTTTATGGAGCCGGGAAGGCCGTACATGGTAAGATCGAGCATGGTGCCCCCTGATAATAACGTATTGCAACATTCTATCGGTGATAACACGCAAAAGAAAGCCCGCACGAGGCGGGCATGGTTACTTGAGGCGGGATTTTGTTTTTGACTGCTTAATGACATCAGCAGTCGTCTCATCGCTTCGTGCATGTACCGCTATACGCTCTCTATCTGGTGATAACTCCTTAAGCACTGACACATTCCCTTCACTATGGACTTCAATGTCCTTGATGGCATCTTTGCCAAAAGCTTTGACGATCGCGCTGATGCCCTCCGTTAACCCAGTTTCGTCTGCGTGCTGGCGGACGGCGGCGGGGCCGTAGTTGATATTCATCCCTTTTGCCAACGCATAGCCGCCAGCAAATCTTTCTGCGGGATCTGCATCAACGCATCTCTCTGACTTTTCGTTAATCTCGTCATGCCAGAGAAAACAACCTGTCCGTGTTGATTTTTATAGGCGACCACACCCTGGCCGTGCATCATGTTAAGTATTGATAATACGTTGTGTAAGTTATTCATCAAAATTTACTCCAAAATCCTTCATTCTTCCCTTCAACCTGCATAGCGCCAGCCATCCAGAAGTTAGCCTCATTGAAAGCACGCTCTGCTTTCTGATCCTGACCAAGCCAAGAGAAGATAACAGCACGACTTGCCATGCGACGTGCTTCGTTCATGCTCTTAACATCTACTGCGTATTCTTCACGATTGTAACGGACTGCAAGCTGCTCGTGAGATGCTGTTGTCGGGTATAGTGATTTAGGCTCAGCCCAGTATTTTTCGCGAAGTTGGTTAATTTTCAGCATTTTGATTTCCTTAGTGACGCCCGGAGAACCGGGCGTGGTTGTTATGCTTTGGTGATGTAGTTAAGTGCGCCTGTTTTGCCTGATGCGCGCACATATTCTTCATATTTCGGGTTGATTGCGTCTTTGAACGCCGCTGCCATCGGTTTCAGCAGTTCATACATTACAGCAGCGAATGTGGCGCGTTGGTCAGCGTTGAACGCCAGAACTTCTGCGGTCATCTGCTGGCCTTTGTTGAAGTAAGCCAAGATTTCTTCGTGAACAATCGCCATCACTTCAGCGTCATTCATTTCCGGTGTAACGCGAACTTTCACGGATTCAACGATGTAAGGTGCGATTTTTTTAAACTGGTTCATGATGTCTTTCATTTTGTTCGCCTCATTCATTCGCGGCACCGCGCCGCTCTATGGATACAAATATACCCGCACACGGCGGGTATTGTTTTGCAAAAAGTGCTATTGAGCCTGACAGACCGAGCACCCGCCTTCCCCCCGAACCAGACCCTGTTCAACGTACTCAGCGATCTTTTGATCAATGGTCTTGCTACGGCAAAGCCCGCGCGTAGTGCTTTCAGGTGTCATCTTCGTAAGCTGGTAATTAGCCTCCAGATTCTTGATGCGCGCGAACTCATCAGGGTATATGACCTTAACCATGTGAAGTTCTTTTCCGCTCATGTGAGGGCAGCAGTAGCAGCTGCTCTTCCCTGGATAGTACAGTCCCACCTCATCAACCTGTACAGACTCTTGCTCGCCTATCTTCCAGTCAACCAGCGGGAACACCTGCAACCATTTATGCTCAGGCTTCCAACCTTTGATGCGGTGGTCTTCGTCAGCGTTGATTCCCACGATACGCAGTATGGTTCCGGTATGGCTATCGAGAGGCTTACCCTTCCCATTGACTCCCCACGCTTCCCAGCACTTGGGGTGGTTGTTGAAGTACTTGTCAGCCGTTTCTACCTTGAATCGTAGCGAGCAGGACTTGCTGCCGAAAGCCGCCGAAGGGAGATCATTGGCACTCTCAGCGGTTCCTATGACACTCAGAGGGTTGCCGTCCTTATCGAACTTGTGCAGCACGACAACATTTGACCAATTGCGATCGACGCACCACTTCTTCAGATGCTCGATGAACTCGTAGGTATGAGGAAACTCAGAACCGGTATCGCAGAACACGATCTCGTCTGGCTCGTAGCCGCGGGCATGCAGCTCAGCAATAACCATTGCGGTGTCGTCACCCATGCCGCCCATAACCACCCGGAAAGATGTTTCTGCCCATGCAGTGTCGAAATCGGGACGTTCGGTAAATTTAATCATTTTTATTCTCCAGGTTAGCGGCCCTGTGCCGCGCTGATAAAAATATACCCGCGCGCGACGGGTATTGTTTTGCAAAAAGTGCTATTTACTACGCTAATGCAGACCATAGCAAGCCTTCTCTGCTTATCATCTTCTTCTTTCTTAACTGTTCGTGCGCATTCTGAATGGAGTAATAGTTAAACCCTTCCCTTCTAAAGTGCTGAATGCAGGTTATTGCTTTTTGCTGAGGGTTTTTGCTTATCCAGTCATAAACCATTTTTTGGGTTTCGTTTAAAGATCCTATTGAAGCCCTTAGCGGGGGAAGATCCCCATAATGCCTGGCAAGTTTTAACAGGTAGCAGATCCTTCCGTAACTTATCCCCGACTCACTTGCCGCAGCAACGCCGCTACCGTGCTTCTTAAATAGTTCTACCGCTTCATCAATGTGCCGTTGTTTTACAGGGTTATTGCCTTTGTGCCTAAGCCTTTCACAAGCGGTGCTTACTCCAAGCTGGAATGCCCTGTTACGAACTGCGGATTCTGTTCGGTTAAGCGTGTCTGCCAACCATTTAACGTCAATTGGCTTAGCGGCCGTTTCGATTAGTTTTTCATCAGCAATTGACCATGGCTTATAATGTTTCATAAATACCTCGTTAAATTAAACTCGCGTCCTTGCGAGTTTGATGGCTATCACGGTGTGGGGGATGCGGCGATCATGGCTCGGTATCCGCATTGAAACCCTCCAGATGCGACTCCATTCATATGCGCATCTACCATTTCCTGTGTCGGCTCTACCGGCACAAGCTTCCATCCTTTCGGTGCGGCAACCGGATCGGTGGTTAGGGCGTCAAGAGCGATTTCTGCCATCATAAGCTCAGGTTCAAGATGACCCCTTACCGACTCAAATGCAGTCTGTTTTAAACAGAAACGCAACGATTCAATCTTCTTCTTTGCATATTCAACCAGAGCCGCCTTTTCTTCTGTAGTCATTCTGCAATCTCCCCGCCTGCGGCTTTGACTTCTGCAAACCACTGTTCATCGTGTTCATGAATAGCTTCCTTCACCCATCCGATGCATTTCGTTGTGGGGCGCTTCACAACGAACCTCTGCGCCTTCAGCCGCGTCAGCTCTGCCTCTAACCGCGCTTTCTCTTCTGATGACCGTTTACGGTCAACGATATGTGCAGTTACACGGCCTTCCAGCTCTTTGACGCGCGCTTCCAGATCATCACAAGTTACCTCAAGTGATGAGTTTTTCTTTTCAGCCTTAGCCCAATTGTTTAAATACTTCTCTTTAAGTAGCTCCAGTGCTGCGTAGTCTTCATAGCTAACAAATGGTCCTTCAAAGCTATCTGGCACGGGACTGATCTCATGTGTACCCGTAGCAACGTCTTCATTCAGGTCGTAGCGTGTAACTTTACTCATTGGCCTTTATCCTCTGGCTGGCGGAGCAATCCATCCGCAAGAACATCAAGCTCGTATGGTGCATAACTGACATCCCCCATAGCCACTAGCTTATTTTTCGCTAGACTAACACCCTCAGCCATCCATTGGCGCTTGATGGCGTCGAAATTCGGTGTATTCAGAGTGAAGTCAATTTTACCGCCCTTAGCGTATGCAACGGCTATTTTCGCGGCAGCACATTCTACGAGGTATTTTTCTTTCTCGGCCGCCAGCGCGTTCACCTGTTTCTGAAGGGCTTCGCGCTCTGATTGTTCTTCCAGCTGATTAAGCGCTAACTTCTGAACTTCTATTGTCCATAAATAATCAACCGCGTCTTTAGGTGTAGGTTCAATCGCCACATATGAGGTCAGGTCGTCAATGCTGTTTCGCAATTGGCGGGCCAGATCTTTTTTGTGTTCACTCTGCTGCAAATCTAACTGTTTCATTTTTACTCTCCTGTGTTGTGTGTCTTTATATTACGAAATGCCTTATCTTTTTTCTTAGCAATTAGTGCTCTTTCGTGGATATCCTGAAGATTTAACGTATTCAAGGCAGTCTTTCAGTATCATCCTGTATCGGCGCTGATGGTTTGCTTCCGGCAGGTAATCCTGCTCAATAGACATATCTAGGTCCCCGCTGAAGTCCCATGCTTCACCCCTATCCATATAGGTAAGGTGCATCAGCGCACGTACGATCATCATGCGCGTTACGAAGGTTTGGTGTTTGCTCACTTAGCCACCTTCACAAACATCTCACACACCGCGAATCCGTGCTTGATAGTTGCCATAAATGTTGACTGCTTACCTTTCTGAAATGAGATATCAACCGCCTTTGACTGCCCAGCCAGAGCCCGAGCCACCTTGTGTATCTTCTCAAGATTACATGACATCACCGCGATATCAGACACCGAACCGCGAGTGTGGCTCAGGCGTGAAACATCAGGGTAACAGATATCTACAACCGAAACTTTGGCAATCCTTGCCGCGTATTTGTGTAGCTCATTCGGTAGCGGCTCGACATGGGAATAGCTGGATTTAAGCAGGTATACGCATCCAGTATCGGTATCCACCACTGCTGATTCGCATCCAGCGGGCATGCTGAACTGGTCAAACTTAACCAGCACCGAACCAGATTTCTCCGCGATAAAAGCTCCTTGCTTCGGTGTTCGCATCATGACCTTCCCATCACCAGACCAGGCATGTTCATCATTGAAAAGCACAGTCTGAAGCTCTGCGCGACTTTTTAACTTGCTTACCGTTTGCAGGTGCGCTTTCAGTACATTAGTGCGGATTATAATTTTCATGGATTTCCTCGTAAAATAAAGGCCGCATCATCGCGGCCTGTTAACTATATCTGAATGCAGATGTTGTGTTTTAGCTATTCGTGCTAAATTATATCGCTGTTTTCTTGCTCCATCTCATGACGTGACAGCCAGGTGGTTTTAAGCGGCGCAGTGTGCCGGCGGAAGATGAAAATAAACGTTCCTTTCGGATTACCCTTAACAGCCTCCCCCGTAACCGGATGGATATAACCAACCCTACCAGTGTTATAACCATCACTAACCAGACCATACATCTCCGCTGCGCCATCAACAGCCATGCGGAACCATTTGGTACTGATGTCGTCCGGCAGCACTACACACACCGTGGAACCAGCATTGCCTGACTCAATCGCCTTTAATATCCACGGGCGCGGATCAGAGAAGGGTGGGTTCAGCCATATTTTCTCTTTCGCCGGCCACTCTAAAGACAAGGCGTCATCTTCTTTCGTGAAGAACTTTTCGCACTTTGCATTCTCTGCGCTGGCCGCTGCATCCAGGGTAAATGGCCCTTGCTTCTGGTTAAGGTAATCGTACAGCCATGATGGAGTGCTCCATGTTGACCTAACATCCTCTGGCGTAGTGCTTCCTTTCCAGCGCTTCCCAGTGATCTTGAGGTTATCCCCCATCACTTCATCATTATCGTATGCGTCAACCGTCATCACATCGTTCTCGTCTTTCATTTACCCGTACTCCCAAAGCCATTCTCACCACGCGCAGTTTCCGACAGGTTATCCACTTCTAAAATTGTTGTGTGCGGAACAGGGATTAGCATGGCCTGAGCAACGCGATCTCCCGGCTTGATGTTATCCAGGTAATCCCACCCACCCATGCTGTCGGCGGTAAGCTTTACCATCACCTCGCCGCGATAGCCGCTATCGATAACGCCCACGCAGTTCGACAGGCGAACATCATGGCTAAATCCCTGTCCGCTGCGTGAGTAAACCATCAGCGCGTAACCTTTGGGGATCTCAAATCGAAGGCCTGTCTTAATAAGCGCTATGCTCACTTCAGGGTAGGTGACGCTGTGGCAGTGCAGATCGAAACAGGCATCTCCATCGTGCGCATATTTTGGCAGGATGCTATCTTCATATATGCGGTACGAGCCCAACATAACAGATGGCTGTAAATCATCACCGATGCTGCGTTGCTTAGGATAACCCTCGACAGTTCGGCGGCACTCTTTAATCAGTTGGTCTAACTCTTGGTCTGCAAATGGATTCGACATTTTATTATCTCCTGTGAAAGAAAACCCAGCATATGCGCTGGGTAATTTTATGGTTAGGCAAAAAGTGCTACTCGCAGAGTTTTACGCCGGGGATCTTTCCTGCCGCAATGGTTTCGTACAGATTGGAGCTAATTCCATTTCCAGCATGCACAACATCCATGATTGCTTTCACTGCTGCCTCACGCCTGCGATCTGTTTCGGCGCGAATGGGGCGAAAATTTTTTCGTTTTTCGTCTCCATAGTTCTCAATGGCAACCTCCACCAGGTCATCATTATCATTGGCTTCACGAATAACTGTTAACCACTCTGACGCATAAACAACATCTACAGCAAACCAATTCTTGGTGTTTGCATCCATCCACTCGCATCTTACTCCCATGGTCGGCAGCCCCTTACCATCCCACACCAAACTCTCAACTTGCTGCGGCGCGGTTTCTGTCAGGGCGGTGAGGGCGGATTCGTAATCATCTTTACTTATAATGAAAGCGCCATAATTACCACAATAATCAATTATCTTCCCAAGGTTAATTGACTTAATACACTCATTAACCTTATAAAAATCTACTTCACCACGCATAAGGCCGTTAACTGCAACGTCAGCACCTTGAGGCCATCCGCCAAATTTAGGCAGTTCTGTAACAAACACATCAAGCACTTTCATTTCTATTTTCCTCTTTATCCAACCACAATAAGAACAGCACACAGCAACCAGCATGCGCCAGATGGCTTAGCCCACTTTCCTGATCGTTACGCTCACCGCTCCACCATGCCGCAAGGTGGCGCATACATGCATCGAAATAACGCGTCCGTGATTCAGGTACTGACATCCAGTTTCCTGGTGCGTATTTCTTTGCGCCAAATTCCAGCGCCATGATGATTTCCATCAACGATGACATTGGCACCAGACTGAATCGCCACTTACCTGCGTCGTGTTTAGTTGTCATGCCAGCCTCAGTTCAGAATTACGCATTCAATCGGATCTCCACTCTGCAACATCAACCATGCTTTGCGCTGAGCAAGGCTGACGTCGGTAACGAAGATAGCCGCAAGTTCGCCTTTCATATTGGCCGCTGACTGCATGGTTATCATGCCGTTCCCTTGTGGGTCTGGCTGGCGCAGTGTTTCCTGACCGACAGGGTACGAGGATCCGTCTACGGTAATGGATACGTGAGACATCTCATTGATGCTGTAAACCACGTTACGACCCTGGCAGTGCATGTTGTAGCTTTCTGCCTGCACTGCCGCTGATACAAAGGATGCTGCAATTACTGCCAGGGTTATTAATTTTTTCATTTTGCTTCTCCAAATCTCATTGACTGTAGTTTGTTAATTTTGCGCTCCAGAGATGCTAACTCTTTGCGTCGCATAATTTCTGCTTTCTCTTCTGCCTGCTTCTGGCTTAGCTCAAACTCGCCTGCCTGGTAGAAGTTTGTTGAAGTGAATGCTACACGACCTCCCGCTTCGATTTTTGCCTTTTCGTGCTGTATTCCCCTGGTGAGCGCATACTTTGTCACCCAGATATCCGCGATTATTTCAGCCTGAGATACTGCCGGCATCGCAAGTAGCAAGGCGATTATTATTTTGCGCATAGCTCACCTGCCTTGTGCAGCTTCTTCGGGATTCCTTTACTCCAGATGTCGTGCCGAGGAAGGATGATATCCAGCCCAGTCTCATCAGCCGCAAAGATGGTATCCAGATCGGAATGCAGGCAAGATACGCGAAGCTTTGCATCTTTATTTCTGAATGCCACCTGAGCAAGATTAGTTGACGACCAGCAGCACCACACTTCAGCACCTGTACCGTAATGTGTATGCCAGGCATCCAACCATGAAGAACACAGGTAAACGTACTCGCCTTCCCCTTTAATGATCGTAACCCCGCCTGCTGGCATCCCGCCAGACATGAACTTGACATGGTGGTCGGAATTCATTACCGCCACGTCACACAACTGACCGGGAGTAGCAGCTAAGCTTACCGGGGCAAATATGAAGCTGCCTTTATCCGTGTGTCGCAGGTTAACCTCTGCCGCAATGCCGTGGCGCAGGTTGTCTATTGACAAACCCACTGCGCATTTATCCAGTGCAGCTACGCACTCATCGTGACTAAGGTATGTGCCGTATTTCTCCTGAGAAGCCCTGGCGCTAACTTCCACTTTCACCGCCTCGCGCTTCTCAAAGGGTACATGTCCAACCCATGCCGCCAGATCATTGATGCACTCACCGAAGTTCATTCCCGTCAGCTTTTGCAGCAGGTATATGCCATCACCGCTGCCACACTGCCCGCAGATATTGCCACCATCTCCGGCGTAGTTGCAGTGATCATCGAAGCGAAACCTGTCCTTTCCCCCACAAGATGGGCAGGGCCCGTGCTTCTTGCGAAACGTTTCCGATGTGACGTTTGGGCAGATAGCCATGATCGCCTGAGGCCACATCCCGGCAACTGAGCGCAGCACTTCGTCTTTGTCGTTTCTCATAGGTAAACCACCGCCAGAATAACTACCGCCCACACTACGGCACTGATAAGCAGCGCCATGCTCATGCCAACATTAATCTTCATTTACTACCTCCCACTCACCGAATACGCACGATGGTATTTTAATAAGAGACTTAATTCCCATATCATTTAAAATCTCAGCCCATGTACCGCCGTTGATGCATGACATGCTTACCATTACCTCATACTCCGCACCTTCTGTAAGGCAACTGTACTTGATAAAGCACTTCTTCATTTTGACTTTCATGATGCATTCCTCTGTGTTGATGGATGCATTATGTCAAATCCATTTACGGATGTCTTTAGCTTTTCGTGCTGTTGTGGATAGCACTTTTTGCTAAATATTGGCATTGCCACGGCGCCACCTTACCATTATAGTTGTATCACATCCACAAACGGAGAATCACCATGCAACACGCAAACAACATCTTTACGCCTGACGATACCGACATTGAAACCATCATTGACTACGCAGGAGATCTGGACGGTTCGACGACGCCGCTGGGAATCCTGGCTGATAAAATGTCATGCGGAACAAACTTTGCCCGCGGCTTTGCTATGGCTAAGCATCTTTATACAGAAAAATCCCGGATGGCAATGGTTGTCATCCTTCACAAAATGAAAGAGGCATCAAAATGATTAATGAGCATGTTTTCGACCTTAACCCTGGCAACCTTCGTGCGGGCAAGCGAACCACCAGCGACATGCCGTCACGCGAAGAGCTAATGAAGAGGAACTCTTTCGGTTCGCCGGATGATAACCGGCATCTTGATAAGATACTTGGCGTGGATTATAAGGGTCGGCGCGTTTATGAAGAGCAGCCAGTAGCTAACAAGCTGGAAGAGCAGAAGGCCAGAAAGGTTAAGGGCAAATAAAAGGGTTAATAATGAAAACGATTGAACAGCAGATCGAGGAAACTGATTGCGATGCTATCCGGGCGCAGTTCACGCAAGCTCCTTACCCGGCTTACGATTACCAAGTGGCCACGTACCGCCTTATCGCAGAGGAAATCCGCAATAAGAAGTCGCTTCCATTCGTTATCAAGGCTGCGGTGTCTGCTGGTAAGTCTACGATGCAGGCCATGATTGCGGCCAGGGTTCAGCAGATGAACGACCAGCAGGAGAGGAACGGCAGGGAGCCATATCCTTTCTTGCTGATGAGTCGCCAGGGAGAGATCATCAGACAAAACGCTGATGAGTTGTGGGCTTACGGAGTGAGGAATTCTATTTTCTGCGCCGGCCTGTCATCCAAGGCTGCGGCATACCCGATTATTTGCGGAAGCGAAGGTACGATTGTTGGTGCGCTGGCTGACAAGGTTAACCCTGAAACGGGAAGGGTGACGCACGGAAAGCTAAAGGATTACACGCCTTACTTCGTGGCGGTCGATGAGGGGCACCACGTTGCCGTAGATGACTACGTGGCATCAGAGATGGCTGAAGAAACCTACGAGCAGATGGTGGCGGGGAAGCGTACGGCGTACACCATCATCATCCGGACTCTACAAAAGCGTTGCCGTGAGAAATACGGTCGCGAGCTGGTGCTGATGAACTTTACGGGTACGCCATACCGTGGCGTTGATCCGATTATTAACGAGAACCTGGCAACACCTGGACTCTGGCGAAAGTCCATCGTGGATATCAGCACGGATTATCTGGTCAAGTTCGGCGCGGTAGTGCCTACCAGATTTGGTGACACAGGCGGCCTGAAGTACGATCTTGGCGCGTTCCATTCCTCAGGAGAGGAGGGTATTAAGGACTACAGCGCCGAAGAGCTTCGGCAGATGGAGAAGTCCATTCACGATCAGGGCACGTTAACGCAGAAAATAATGCTGGAAGTGCAGCGCATCGCCAAAGATATGCACTCAGTGCTCATCACCTGCGCGGGTAAGAAGCACTGCCAGGAGGCCGCGGCGGCTCTACTACCTGGCGAGACTTATGCCATTATCACGGAGGATTCTTACAACCAGAAGGAGCGGCTGGCCGTCATTGAGGAGATTAAGGCTGGAAAGATAAAGTACACTTTTCAGATCGGCACCATGACCACCGGCGTGAATATCCCCATCTGGCAGGTTAACGTACTGCTGCGGCCAATAGGAAGCCTTACGCTTCTAACTCAGTTGCTGGGTCGAACCATGCGCAAGCTGAAGAAGGAGCAGGTTGAGGCAGGATTAGTTAAAGATCATGCTCTGGTTTTGGATTACGCCGGATGCATGGATGACCTCGGAACCATGTACTTTGATACGATGCTGGAGCAGTACCAGTATCAGCAGGCAGAGATTGACGATGATTTCATTACCTGCCCAGTATGTGACGGACAAAACAGCCCATTCGCGCGACGCTGCATCAACACAGATTATAATGGCGATCGCTGCGAGTTTTTCTTCAAGTTCAGGCTGTGCGAAACATATACCGACAACGCGGGTAAGGTGATTAAAGAAGGTTGCGGTACGAAGAACGACCCGTGCGCCAGGTTCTGCCGTTGCTGCGGGGGTACTCTTATCGATCCGAACGACAAGCTGTCCAGCACGCACTACCGGGAAGGCGACTATTACGACGTCCTGGATTTCAAGATGAAACTGACCAGCGACCAGAAGGCTATCGTTTTCGAATATAAGCTGGATGACCGAAATGGAGGTGACTTCTTCGCCCGGGAGACATTCATGCCGGAATCAGATCAGGCCTGGGCCAGAAACGCATTCAAGACGAATGCGGTGGGTAAGCATATCGTTAACCCTAGAGTACGTTCGGAAGTTCGCGGCATCCGCAACGCTATCCGCATCATGAGTTATGCAAGCGAATTTATGCGCCCTAAGCAGGTCAGCCATCGCAGATCTGGTAAGGGTAAAGGCAAAGACGTTATCGCGCACAAGGTGTTCTGATGGAAAAATTCCCGCACCTGCCAGAAGAGGAAGATGGCCGCCTGGAGTGGCTGCATCAGGCTGATTGCTTTAGCTGGGTTAGCGAGCATCACCCTTGGCTGGTCTTTGCGCACGTCAGTAATGAGAGCGGCACTAAGTCATCGGCAGGATTCATCGAGAAGCGCCGACGGATGGGTGTAGTGAAAGGGGTTAGCGACAACATGATCCTGACGCCAACCAATGCAGGCCACCCATTCAGCATGGTTGAGCTGAAGCGACCAATGAAGAAGTCTAAACCATCGCCTGAGCAGCTTGCTTTTGGTGAGCGATTGGAGGCTAATGGCGGTCTGTTTGTAGTCGTTTGGGGGCACCTAGCTTTCCGGCGCTTCATTCAAAAATATTACCAATAGAATAGTAGACGCGATGACTTAGCGGTGATATTATCCTTATACAGATTATCGAGGAGGTGTTATGCGTATTTTACTGAAAAACAATGGCGGTTATGCAGGAATGGAGTTTGTGCAATTCCCTGTAGAGGTTGAAGGTAAGGATAATGGCGAGGGATGCTACCAAGTAGAGTGCTCTGAGCTTGTTCGCGTTGGGGCAGATGCTGACTTCTTTTGTGATGAACACCTGTGGAATTTTGTTACTGGAGTTCACCTGGGGGTTATTGAATGATAATTAAACTATTAAAACCAGGCGGTATGGGTCAGTTCGCTGACTTTAACGACACGTCATTCCCTTTGCGCATTCGGGCGCGTTCACGCAGAAGTAAAGAGAACGGCAAAGTAACTGGATACTTTGTTTCTCAGCGAGAGCTTTTAAAGCATGGCATCCAGCCAAACAAGTCGCTCTGCGGAAACGATGACTTTTATTTTTCACTGGCGTTAGGTGAATGCGAGAAGGCGAAATGACCATCCAAATATTCTCAAGTGCTCAACTGAGCAACGAAGATTATCATCTGAACACAACTCACGTTTCCGGCACGACGCTGCACAAGCTTTTTACCACTTGCCCGGCCAGCGTGCGCTACGGGGTGGAAACGGATGATGACGGCAACATAATCGACAAGAAGTCTCGCGCCCTGGAGTTCGGTAGCTGCGCACACACAAACTTCCTTGAGCAGAGCAAGTTTGATGAAGAGTATATGCGTGGCACAACGAAAGAGGATGAATTTTCTGGAGAACTGATAATCACAAAGACAGCCTGTGAAGGTTGGCTGAGAAGCCGCGGTATTAAGGGGTTTTCAGGAAAGGCTTACCATGAGCTTATCTCAATGATAAGGTCGGCCCAGAAGCCTGGAGAAGAGGTTTTTATCCTGGCTGAGATTGAAGAAAAGGAATCCAAGCTGGCAGATCAGTCCTGTCGAAAGCTGATCCGTGGTGATGACTTCGACGCCTGCATGAAAATGCGTGAGGTGCTTTATCAGAACGGCGGCATCAGGGACATTATGGAACTTGGCGAGCCAGAGGTAAGCGTATTCGCAGTTATTGATGATGTTCCCGTAAAGGTGCGTTTCGACTACATCTATGACTGGCGCATCATCGACTACAAAACCACGGCCAGCGCAAACCCTCAGGAATTTGCTAGGCAGTGCTACAACGCCGGGTATTACCTGAAGATGGCTCTTCAGCATGACGTGTTTGAGATAGCCTATGGGCAGAAGCCAAAGGAAGTTAAGCTTCTGGCTCAGGAGAAGAAGAACCCGTTCATTCCTGCCATGTATCGCATCCAGGAGGAGCAGCTGGCTATTGGACGTCTGCAGTATCGATCTGCATTGCAAACATGGCGTGCTTGCGTAGAGAAAGACGTCTGGCCTGCGTATGGCGGTGGCGCGGAGCTGGAGTTACAGACTCCAGCATTCGTCAAGAACCAGTATAAGGATTTTATTAAATGATACTCAGCGAGAAAAGCAGCAACTTCATTAAGGCTTTCTTCGAGGTTCGATCGCTAATCAGCGGCAAGGTTGAGAAGAACACGGCCAACAACCACCTTAAAAGCAAATATGCCGATCTGGGTTCTGTGTTCAAGGCAATCACGCCTGCGATGGAGGCAAACAGGATCGTACCTATCCAGAGCGCTACCATGAACGACCGCAGCCAGGTTGAGGTTGTCACTGTCCTGATGCACGAAAGCGGGGAGAGCGCGACCTTCACAAGTTGCATCCCTCTGGCAAAGGCAGACGCTCACGGTTTCGGCAGTGCTTTCACCTATGCTCGCCGATACTCGCTGATGGGGATCTTCGGCCTTGTCCCGGCAGACGACGACGGCAACGCTTCACGCAAGAGCGCGAAGGACGTAACCAAGTCACTATCTGGCTGCACAGACGTTGCTGCGATGGATGTAGTCATGGAGGCGGCGCGTAAGTACTTCTCCGGAGACCAGGCTAGCATGCGCGTCATTCAGTCGCATTACGAGAAACTGAAGGCAGACATGGTTGTCGGTAACGCAGAACCTTTCCGGCCGTTGCAGCCAAGGCAGAAGCCACAGCCACAATCAGATAAAACCGAATCACCGAAAGGTGATAACATCGAACCAGAAATTAACTTCTGACAGGAATAAAATATGCACGTAATCACAGGCCAGATCAGGAAAGACGTTTACACGAAGGAAGGTAACGGCAACAAGGGACGTTGGAAAATGTATGCGGTTGATCTTTCAGAGCGATATAAAGACAGGGACGGAGCGACTCAGTATACCAATTACAGAGCGACGTTCTTCGCAAGTGAAAACCAGATCCAGTATTACGATCAGTGGATCCAGAAGGGCCAGGTAATCTCTGCCACAGCTAAAACGCTGGCGGTAAATGTGCGCGATAGCAACGGCAAAACTTATATCACGCTGGAGATGGAGCGACCAGATCTGGCGTTCTTTGAGGATGCCAGATCTCAACAGGGTGGCGGCCAGCAGCAACATCAGCAACAGCAAGGTCAGCAGCAGCAACGACCGCAACAGCAGAATCAGCAGGCCAACAATGAACCGCCGATGGATTTCGACAATTCCGATATTCCTTTTTGAGGTTAAGCGATGAAAACAAACCTACAGCAGCAACGAAACAAAGCAGGGCTGACGCAACAGCAACTGGCCGACCTGGCAGAAGTCAGCCAGCAGACTATCAGCAAGATTGAGGCGGAGGCAAAAGGATACTCGCCAACAATGGAGACGATGGTCAGGCTGGGTAACGCGCTAGGCATTCCGCTTGAATCTCTGATGAGTAAATAAGAAGAAGCCCCTTTCGGGGCTTTTTTTTATGGGATCGTTGGCTTTTCAGGAAATGTTACTGTATCAGATGTTTCCGCATTAACCCTGCTAAGCAATACTCGATACTTTTTCCATAAAGGCAAAGCTTCCTCCTCCAGCTCAGTTGCTATCCCCATATCTACGGCGTCCTGTAGAGTATCCCTCTTTTGTGTAGCTTCATTCATAAGAGAGCTTTTAAGAGAAATATTTCCATTAATTGCCATTGCCTTCTGCTGATCCAACTCTTCCTGTGTTGGAGGTGGGGGGATAAACTTCCCGTCTACATAAGTGAATCCTGGCCCTGCCTGCATACTGCCGTCGATAAGTACAGCTTGATTGCCGGCAGATGCGCCATAATCGAAATCTGGCTGGTCTTCAGGATCCCACGAGATAGAGTTTATTACCAGGCCATCTTTGTTCACAATTGCATATGCACCCATTATGAGTACTCCCATACGATAACAACACCACCGGCTCCAGCGCCACCGGAAAAACCAGCACGATTATAAGCAAATCCGCCGCCGCCGCCATTTCCATACCCCAAGGCACTTACCGGAGTAGCGCCATTGTTTGCCGGACTTAGAGTCTGCCCACCATAGAATGATGCCCCACCATTACCAGGGAAGATGGCTCCTGTGCTCGCCGCGATACCTGGGGATGAAGCTCCACCGCGAGCGTTCACAATATTTCCTCCGGTACAAACGCCCCCCGTAGATGGTGTCACAGTATACGGTACACCTGTCTGAGCCTGTGCTAAACCGCCACCACCGCCGTTAGCTACGATTACCGATCCAAAGGAAGACAGTCCTCCATCAGTTCCATTTGTCGGCGCCAGATTACCACCCGCCCCGCCCGTGCCAACCGTGATAGCTGTGGTTGTGATGCCAGAAGTAATCATGCTTTTCGCATAACCTCCGGCCCCACCACCATTTCCTATTGCGACCGTTGAAGACCCAGCAGCGCCGATGCCACCACCACCACCACCGCCCCCCTGAACTTCTACAATAATTTTTTTCGTGCCGGGAGTTGGCGTGTAAGTTCCACTTACAGTAAATATTTGTGGTGAGCCGAGAAGAGACCCAGGAGAGTTAGACGTGTTGATGTTAACCCCGTCACCATAGACAATCACAGATGACCCAGATGTTGACGCTACACCAGTTCCGCTGGGGGTTTTCACTGTAACTGTAAAATTACCTGTACAGTTGTTATCAATGCGCCAAACTTTAACCCACGCTGGCAGGACGAGTGAAATGTTAGCGGTCAATGCGCCAGATAGTACGATCCTGTCTTTTGATGCTTGTAGGGTAGTAGCGGTTATGCTTGCTGCCGCCAGTCCTGAAATATTGGTGACGCCATAGCTGTCAACAGGAACCCAGCCAGTGATCGCAGCCGTCGTATTCTCCGGGTTAGTGCTGTTGTCATCAATTGTATTTAGCCAGTATCCGCTGGCAGTGGAGTTTGGGATTAAAGCGCCTTTAGGATACCCAGCAAGACTGGTAGCAAACGCTGCGTCAAATTGATACCCACCGCCCGCGCTAAGATAACGCCCCTGACTGGACAGCTCGAACAGGATTTGGTTCATGTCCTGGCCTTTGGGTGGCAGTCCGCCGGCGCTTTTAAGGGTCATGGTGATGGCAGGGAATCCATCATCATAAGATGCCTGATTGCTTCCTGATGGCGTATCGGCAAGGATATCCTCACGCGGGCCATTCACACCAAACGGTGTACTATGTTTCTTTGGTGCGTCGTTAGCCTTCATTATTGAACTCCATAAAAAATACCCTCATTGAAGGGATATGCATCATCAGCGAAACCGAAATCCGGGTTCACGATCTGCGTTAGTCTTAGCTTAACACCGGTTGGTATTGGCATTACATCATAATTCATCAGTATGGCTTTCTCATAGGGCTGCAGCTCGAAAAGCGTTGTTATCCCCATAGCCATGCCAAAATAGTTGTTGCAGAAAACCATGCCACGACCTTTAAAAAGCATCCTCAGGAAGCGGTTTATCTCCGGAATAGTGGCGATTGAAATGTTACTGAAAGCCTTTGCCAGGATCAGCGTTCGGTATGCGTCATCGCCAAGCCGCACATTGGTCGTCTCCTGAACGCCTCCATAAAATGGGGAACTGTTGAAAGTGTCAGGATATCCGTCTCCCGTGCCGTTATCCGCCTCGTAAAAACCAAAACTATCGCTGTCAATGTCGGCAGTAATGTATCGGCTGATGTTGACTATTTTCCCCCACACGTCCAGCCCAAAGCTTCCGTTGGCGGTCAGATCCCAGACCTCATCAATGAATGTGTCTGTGAAATCTTCAAGGCTCACAGCATCATTGAAGGTGCTGATGATGTTAAGCAACTTCTCGCTGGCTGAGTATTGCTTCAGCACGGTATCTTGCCATGTCATGACAACACCACCTGAATATTGCCAGAAGATATCGTTGGCACTTCATCTATTCCCATCGTCACAGAAGGGAGGAAGTTTGTTCCGTCCTTTGAAACCTGAAGCGAGGTTATGCTAACCGTTCTTGGGTCGATAGCAATAACTGGAGCATAGAATCGACCAGATGATACAGTAGCCCCTATGCGAGCTTTGGGTATTCCGTCAACAAGACCATTCACCGAGTCCTGGATGGCATATTTGACCTGATTCGTGATGTCACTTGGTGGGTTAAGGCTTTTGTCCAGTTCAATCCGGAAGTAAAGAGGGGTTGGCTCTGGCCTGTTCCACTGCATCACATACTCAGGCTTTGGCGCTTCGTACTCATCATCATAAACGGTGTAAGTGGTGTCACCATTCATGTTTGCGCCTGGGTTATACGTGTTAAAAATTGCCTCCGCAACATCAGAATCCGATCCGCCATAAACGGCGATGTAAACGGAGTGAGGTTTTACGGAATAGGCAGTGCTTCCCTTGACAACCGCCGAATCCTCTCTGTTTGACCACACATAAGCGTCAAGCACTCCCGCAGTGCTTAGCAGGGCAGATCTGATGCTTCCATCTTGATTGCGGCTGCCACGGAAAACGGATTCCTTACGCCGAGTCTCAAACGCTATCCGCGATTCGACGTCAGAACCTACTACACCATCAGACTCGTTAAGGATTGCATCCCACCCAGGCACTGCTCGATAAATCTGATTAAGGTTGCCAGCAGGGCAGGGGATAGGGCCATTCGTCTGATTGGTGAAGTAACCGACCACGCTACCCGATGCAGGAATAGTGATATCATCTCTCGTAGCGTAAATATAACCATCTGTGTCGATTGCCGTGCTTCCTGCCGGGATAACAGTTCCAACCGCGCCCACGCAGTTAGCCGGGACAACAGTTCCCGTCCCTGCATTCCTGTCCATGAAGTAGATCCTGCCAATGCCATCCTGAAATCTCCCGGCGGCATAGTCAGGGTTTATCTGGTTGAAAAGGCATAGAATCTTGTCGTAAACCTGAGCGATGATGGCAGTGTCAGACATTGAGATCTGCCCCTGAGGTGAGCTTAAGCTCTCGCTATTGCTTCCCATCGCGGTATTGATGTCTGTCAGCCTGCCAGAAAGAACGTCGGCGATCTCCGGGACACTTATCCCGTTCTCTGTTATCGTTACGTCCGGCACTGATGTTTGAATAGTCGTCATATGGTAACCTGGGCCTCGTTTCCGGCTTCATCGGTAACCCGCAGCGTGCCGCGAGTAGACCTTGTAACTCTGTCAAAGTATACCGTACAAACAGCCTGCTCCACCACATCAAGCTTCAGCGCCTCATTTTGCATCTTCTGGGCGATATAAACATTGGATGGGCGCTTGCCAAGAACGTCAGTATCCCACGGAATGCCCAGCGTATTATCGTAATAGCATTCACCATAGAAAACGAGGCAGGCGCTGGCACTGTCCTGAGCCATAGCGATTTCACTGGTAGCGGTGGCTATATTACCCGCACCGTCAAGAGTCAGATCCCAGTCTTCAGGTGATAACTTCATTGTAGAGTAATTCATTATGCCCCCAAAGGCTGCGTAGAAGAGTTTCCGCTCTCAACGCCCTTGTGCGTATGGTTGTCAACTATAGCCCCACCCACAAGCTGTAGCTGGCCGTTAGCCATGACTTGCAGGCCATTAATATTCACCGGGCCATTGCTTTTGATATTAATTCCGCCACCGGTAAATTGCATATACTCTGATGGCTGACCATTCAGCACGCCTCCCAGGTAAATGCCATCTGACATGCTATGACGCCGTTTGCTGCCAGGGACTGACTCTGTTCTCTCCGTGCGGGCAATGGTTATATCCTGATCGCAAACAGCAAGAAAGCCAATATCACCAGGAACAGGATCCATAATTATGGCGCTTGCCCCGCGCTGCAATCTGAATACCGGGCAGCCGAAAATGGTTGAGTTGCCAATTTTCGCGCCAGAAGGGTCAACCTGAGTCACCATCGGCAGTGCGTCAACGGTAAGGTTTGGCGCCGAACCTTCTACAGAGACAACCTTGCACAGAACGATAAAGAAACGCTGCCCGAGCATCTGATTAAAGGTATAAGCAGCAGCCTCGGCGTCGCTGGTTTGTACGTTTGGTGGCTGATAAAAACTTTGATTATTGTTTGACATCTTGCCTCACGACTGCCTGAGCAACACTTAACCACGGGCCGTTTTTCATCCATGATGAAAGGTAGTGGTCAACTGCGAATATGTAACATATCCCCGATGCATGGGGGAGGTCTGTTATAAGCTTAACATTCCTGCCCTGTGAGATATAGGTGGAAAACTGCGTCTGGAAAGTAATCCCTGACTGAGTGAATACCGGGTATCCAATCAGCCCATGCTCTGCCGAAACTACCGGGTAATCATCGTAAATAGTTACTCCCGGCTGCCACACGGTAACCTCTTTCCCGTTAATAGCGAGCTGGAAGCCAGCCTCATTGCAAGCAGCCTTTACCTGAGCCAGGGGGCTGCCTGCCAGTGAAATATTATTGGAAAACTTGCCATCAATACCGACTGCTCGCAGCGTATACCCGTTAGCCTTGCAGATAGACTCTATCACGTCCTTGTATTGCTGCTTACCCTTGAAGGTAAAAGGCGCGGCCACGGTGCGGGCCATGCTGTTACCAGCTACCGCACTGAGAATTATTGCCGTGTCGGGGATCGCGTTCATGTTTGCGTAACAGGAGTAGATATCACCAGAAAAAACCATCGTGCCATCAGCGGTAATCGTCATTCCTATCTGCGATAGCTGATTGGTGTACGGGCCGATACCTTTTGCAGACAGCGCGGATATAAGTTCGATGCCAAGGCCGTATATTGTCGCCTCAGCCTGGAATCCGCCCGTGTTACCCATGTAAGAAACTTTGCAGGTCGCTTTGACGTTGGATAGCTTTATTTTGGTGTTGCCATTCTCATCAAAGGCGCCGCTGTAGTTTTCAAACTCGAACTCTAGAAGCTTATTACTGTACAAGTTCAGCCTCCGTCAGATAGAAGAGTTTGTACCTGCCGCCCAGTCCGGAATATTCAGGGTCGCTTGTCCCATCGGTATCCAGAAAAAAAAGATCTCCGGAGAAGCCGAGGTAGGAATATCTCACTATCTTGTTTGCGTAAAGGCAAGGAACACCCTGGATGATTGGCGTTCCGCGAAGAGACAAGTCCATGTAGATGGCGCTTTCTCTCTGCACAAGGCGGATATCGCATGGCTGATTTTCCAGCGTGACGCTGAAGCTCTGTTCTTTCACTGGCTCTAAAGAAAGCGTGATCATGATATTGCCCCGGAGATGCTTTTAACCAGCGTGGAGGCCTTGTCTGTGGCGCTCTTTGCTACTTCCGCAGCGGTTCGGCTTGCGGTGTCAGTAGCGCTTTGAAAGGACTCACTGACAGCATCGCCGATCTTACCTGTTAGCTGGCCTGTTTCCTTCTTCAGATTATTCCATGACTTGCTAAGCTCATCAACAGGCGAGGTCTTGGCGTTACCCAATCGTGACTCGCTGGAAACTCCCGTTACGCCGGATGAAATGCTATTGCTGGTCGGTTTCGAATCTGACTGACTGCCGGAAAGTTGCACTTCCAGTTGCTCAATCACCTCCTGGAAGTCAAGGAACACGCGCAGCAATGTTACTCCGCTCTGGGCAGTGACGCGATAGCTCCAGTCTATCAGGTCATAACCTTCAAGGGTTTCCTTCGGCGTCTCGATGTCGTATGTGTTAGTAGTTGATATCATTTCTTTCACGGTTGCAAGCACGTCAGACTGGCTGGTTGAGCTTAGTCCCAGAATGTCTGGGATACTACCGCTAAAGCCTGTCAGGCCAGAAACCACCACTTCTGCACGCACCAGGTTAGGCTCGCGCACTTTATTGATGGCCTGATACTTTCCTTTTTCCACTGGAGCTGTCGTGATTGATGCGCGGCCAGAAGGAGCGATGGACATCACCCCAGCAACATCAAGAGCGACGCCACCGCTGGAATAGCGAATGGCGTAAGAAGGGTTGATAACGCTGTTGATGATAGATAAAGGAGAGCCACCACCAATGGCGTTAAAAATATCTGCGGTATTTAGTGATAAAATGCTCATGATGGGTTAACAGCTCCTGATAATGCAACCGTTGTCTGTCCGCGTTTAGCCTGCTCGATAACCGAATCCATAAGCTGATCCACATTTTGCGGGTTGCTGTTTACCGTTACCGTGCCGATGTGTGTTGTGCTGGTCTGGCTCTGGTCAACGCTTGACTGCGAACCGGCCGGCATGTTGGCCTGGGATGTCATACGCTGATAGTAAGAAGCCACCTTGTTTGGATACTCTTGCGTCTCACGCGGCATGCTTCCAACACGTCCGCCAGCGATAAACTTATCCATGTTGCCCATACCCCAGTTGTAAGCCTGTAGGGCATCCTTAACGTTACCATTATACCTCTTCAGTAGCTGCGACATATATGCGCTGGCAGCAGCCCTGGATTTATGCGGGTCAAGCCTTTCATCAACTCCACCGCCAACTTGTAAGCCCATATCACGCGCAGTAGCAGGCATAAATTGATAAGCGCCGGCAGCGCCACTACGCTTGTTAACCGCGTAAGGGTTGCCACCTGATTCCGTCATCATCAGCGAGTTAAGCAATGCGTCGCCGTGGTTAGTGTTAAGGGTAGGGGTGACGGTTGAAGCGCCAGCCGGACTGAATCCCAGCAGCGATGAAATATTGTCCCACCATCCAGAATCTTTCGGCGGATCCATTGCCGCCTCCGGGTTTGTTGCGCCCTCACTTATCATTCGGCGATTATAATGAGACTTCCGTTTTTCTTTTTCATCCCACGATCCTGACAGCTCATTCCATAGCTTTCCAAGAGGAGAGTTAGCCCTTAAGTTTCCCCCTGCGGTAAGTTCAGGACCATAGGCTTTCTCTCTGTCACCCAGCATATCATCATATTTTTTATCAGCGTAAAGACCGGCAGCCATCAATGCGCCCATCGGAGTCCTTGCCCATGTAGCAGCCAGAATGAGAAGGGCATTACTTGTCCCACCTACGGAATCGGTAAATTTACCTGCCCACTCACCAGCTTCCTTAAAGAAGTCTTTAATGTCTCCTTTGTGGTTATCAATCCAATCGCCAAACTCCTTCAGTACCTCGTTAACGTCCTTACCGAACGCCTCCACGAAAGTTTGCCCAAGCCCGTCCACAGTCTGGTTAAGCTGCTCAAGGGTTTTGTTTACCTCTCGGGCGCGTGCAATGGCAGGGTCGGTTGCGTTGGAGCGCTTTTCGTAATCCTTCTGGAGCGAGTTGATGTCCCCGTTATACATCAGGTCGAACATGTCCGCCTGCCCGCCGGAGCGCTCCCACATAACCTGAGCCTGATCTTTCCCCAACTTACGCAACGCCTGCGCCTGAGCAACCAGAGCTTTCCCTGGGTCTGCCTGCCCAATGATATCAACACCAGTCATGCCCTGAAGCTGCATAGTGGCGATAGTGCTTTCATCGGGCGCGCCCATACCCGTTCGCTGCCATAGCTGAGCATTTTTCAGACGCATGAGCATGCTGGACATTGATCCGCCAGACACGCCAGCAGCATTCGCGGCGCGGGTGAAACCGTCCAGTGATCGTGCCGACATTCCAAGGAAGCTGGACATATTTCCCATCTGCACCAGATCGCGAGTTGTGGATGTGAACATCCTGCGAGCACCTTCCAGGGTAAGCGCTACGCCAAGGAACTTAGCGGCACCCATCTGGATGGTATTGAAGCTGCGCTTACTGGCCTCGCCAAGGCTGCCTACAGTCCCGGAAAGCTTCCCGAACTCAGCATCCATCTCCCGAACAGGGCGCTTGGTTTTATTCCCCAGGTCGGCAACCTCATCCTCAACCTTCTTCTTGTTGTTGAGGAAATCATCTACCTGGATGGAAATTTTATACGCTAGGCTTTCTACAATCATTATTTTGCCGCCTGATGTTTATGCCATACCCGCTGGTTGTAGTTCTCAACCATTATCGCCTCAAGGATGTTATACATATCGCGCACTGATAGCTTTTCCTGAAGGTCAATATAAGACGCCCGCCCGGACGACATAATCGCGCAGGCGGACATTGAAAGGTTTACGGCTGATACTAATTGCTGCGGCGGGTCATCTTCCCTCATAAAGGGGAATTCTACTCGCCGCCTACTGCCAAAAAACCGAAGTTTACCTCAAACACCTTATCCATCAGCCTGCGGATGGTATCAACCTCTTCAAAATCCATTTTACCCTGAACAGGGCGCATCTGAGTATTGCCGTTATGCTCAATGACAACCTGCACGGTAGCCATCAATCGGTCACGCAAAAGCCTTGAAACATCAGGGTTGGCAGCGGAAAGAACACTCAGACCGACAGTTGCAAGACCCGCGCAGCCCATAGAGATTACGTCTGGCTCGATACCAGTAAATCCGCTTTCTCCCATGCTGCGAAACAGATCTTGCGCCATCTCATCAGCATCCCATGCCGACATCTCCGTGATGATGAACTTCTTGCCAAAATCACGACTCTTCTGGTTGTCGATTTCAAATGTTACTTCTTTCCGCGCCATTTAATTAACTCCGAGTTACTGATTCAAAGTGGAATACTGCCGCACGCGGCTGGAGGATACGGCGGCCAGGAGGGGTGGGGTTCCAGGTGTACAGTACGCCATTCACGAAGTTCCACTTGGCATCCAGTGATGGTACAGACAAAGTTGCGTTAACGGCGAAAGCAGTGATTGCCGTGCGCTCTGCTGCATAAAGCTGGTCGAGGTTCAGACCGGCCTGAGAAGTAGCCATCAGGTTAATGGTGAACTCAACCGGGTTGAAGATGAAGCCAGCATGGTATTTACCATCTGCCGACATCATATCCTCTTTGTTCTGAAGAGAACCCGTCTCAAACATGGAGTCCGCTGAGTAATCATCAACATCGAAACCTGCCGGGAATAGGGCAGGGACTACGATCCTGAGCTTACTGTTTGCGCTGGTAATGTTAATTGGCATTTTATTTCCTTACAGGATCGCAGTTGATGACATATCAATAGACTGAATGAGCTGGCCGTCTACATAGTAGAATACCACGCCATTAAGCTCACGGGAAATACGACTCGCACCCGTCTGAGTTGGGATATGCAGATACCAGCCATCGCTGTACAGAGGAGCAGAGATATCTTTGCCCACAACGTTTGTAACCTGCTTGATCTGCGAGTTATCCAGAGTCACGCCGCGCTGAATTGCGCCGAAGTTAACCGCGTTGTTTGCAACATCAATGGTGGCTGCCTGAACGGAAGCGTAACCCTGCGCGTTATAGCTGTAACTTTGGTTGTTGGTGAACAACTCAGCATAAGCTGAAACGAGGTTGGCGTTCATCCATACCTGATTGATGAATGAGTCCAGCCACAGGAATGATCCGGTAATGCTTCCATCAGCCGCATAGTCCTTCAGCGTCTTATTTAGGCCGTAACTACCGTAGTAGTTGTAACCATTACTTTCCAGCGCGTTTGCCGCAGCCAGGTTGGTTACCTTTGGCGTAACGCCACTAAACGCGCGGAACTTATAGGACACGCGACCCGCTGTCTGGTCAAAATTGATGCTGCCAGCGTAAGCCAGTGCGGTAACAGCATCCAGATAGTCGCCATAAACAGGGAAGACGCCAGCGTATCCGGCGGGTGTTACCTGGGTGGGGACGAAAGCAGTCGAGCTGTTGGCTACCAGTGCATCGGCACTGCTGTCATGCATGGAATAGAAGTATCGGCTATTCTGGTTGTTAACCCAGGCACAAAGCTCCAACTTCTCAACATCATCCAGATCATTAATGACAGAGAAGCCGATCCAGTTTTGATTCTGATTGGTGATGTTGGTCATCGTGTCGGTCAGAGATGTCACGTCGTTACCGGCCGAAGTGGTCGCACCAGAAGCGGTGGTCAGCTTCAGTCCGGTTGTCAGGGCAGATGCATTGGCCGCGCTCACTTTGGAATCGGCACCCGTGGTAGCAGAAGTGAAAATGAACGTGTTGCTGGTTGCGTTCCACGTAACGTTGACGCCAGTGAATGCCGCCTGAAGCAGGGTGGCGATATTGCTCTGGCTGGTAGCTGCTGACAGGTTAACCGTCTGGCTGGTCTTTGAAGCGCCGTCTACCGTGAGGGTAATAGTTCCCGGCGTCAGAGCCTTCAGCGTGTTCAGTGGGACGCCCTTCAGGCTGCCTGACATCATATAGCCAGCAGCAGCGGTAAGCTGGGTGCGTGACATCAGCAGCACGCCCGGAGTTACGGATGAATTGTCGTAGCCGTTAAAGTAAACTGCGGCAGCAAGGTATTCGGGGGAACCAGAGCCAAGCAGGGCAGCCACTTCTGACGCCTGGTAAAATTCCATAACCCTCCCTGACGGGATGAGAACGTTTTCGGTCAGGATAAGTCCGTTAGCGTCCAGCGCATCACCCGCAGGGGACACGGTGTTCGGCGTGATCGAGAAATCTTTACTTAATGGGATGGTGCTCATTTATTGTCCACCTGTTCAAGAGTGATGCTGGCGTGATCGAAATAATCCTGCCGTAATGTTACCGTAATATGTGCCTGCAATGACAGGGTGACAATGTATCTCTCCTGCCACTGGCTCTCGGCGTTAATCATCGGAGCCTGCATTGCCTCAGTAGAGTAGAGTGGGGCAAGGCGTGCATCCAGTGCGTTGATTGTCTCATATCCGTAAGAACTGGCAAACAAAGTTTCTAACGCTACGGCCCGATCCCCGGCGTTTTCGCCATAAATATCCACCTGAACGTCAGCCTGTCTCGTTTCCGTGTAGCTCATCTTTGAGGTTGCGCTGTCGCCAGTGTCGCCTTTGATGTCTCGCGTCGTTCCCAGGCGCTTAAATCTCAGTGGGGTGATAATGCAAAACTGACCCTTCGGCATCGGCACTCTGTCAACCTGAGCCTGATGGCAAGCTCCTGCAATCGGCTCGATAAAGTCGGCCAGCGTGTCAATCAGGTTATCAATGGTGTAATCGTTCATTCAGCCACCTGCAAGCATACCAGAAGCCTCGACCAGTCCGGCCAGATCTCCAGAGGCTCAATCACCAGCCATTCCTTACCGTCAATAATAAACAGGTCGCCGCCTTTTTCCATCTCGCGGTTGACGCTGTAGTACTGGCCGTTGATATGCACGGATTTAAACAGACCCTGAATGTTCAGACCGTCAACATGCTGTAGGTCGCCTTTGCTCAATGGCTGGAGTTGCAAAACCACATCCTGATCGGGGTAGTACTGCGGAATGGGCTTGCGGCCCGGCCCCATAACTTCCCCCTGGTAAATGCGGGAAATCGCTTTAATGTCAGGATTAACCGTGGTTATTGCAGATCTGACTATCGCGTGCAGGTTCATAATTCTTCCTCACCATCAATCTCAGAAACCTGGTACTTAATAGAGTTGAGCATAGTCTTTGTATCTTCCAGTGGCTTCGTTGACATGTTGCCGCGCTCCTGCCTTTCTCGTATGGTACGAGCAGAAAGAGCAGGATCCATAAGCTGGGTGATGGATATGTAAACATCGGATGCAGCCAGAGCACCAACCACCTCAAGAACCTGCTCGACAGGAGCGCCGGCACGAATACCCCTGGCAATCGTGTCTTTCCAGTTATCCTGATTGTTGGCTATTGCGTTGCGGAAGAATGGGCGGGCTGGGATTCGCTCTGATGGTTCGCCATATTCGTTCTTTGCAGCCACGGCGGCGACGCTTGTGCCATCAGGATAGGTTTCACCTTCAACAAAGCCAATCCTTACCTGCTTATTACCCAGGTCGTTGGCTACCTTGTTGAGGAAATCAATAATCTTGTCTGACATAGCGGTAAGTCATGCCAGGGTAGTACTTAGCCATGCGGTAAACCTTGGTGGCCTGCCAGAATGACAATCCGTAAGGGCTTTGCGTATACCAGGCGGTTCCTGCACCTATAGCGCCAAGTTCGAAGCCAACAGATACACTACCCTCGCTGGCTGATGATGCACGGCCAACAAGGCCAGACCCGCCATTACCTCTGGCGTCGCCATATCGCCCGTACGCAAGGTGAGCCATCAGAAGGTAAAGAAGTCGTTCACGCTTGCTCAGATCTGAAACAGCAGAGTACGCATCATTGCTGAGGTAGTCGGTCGCCTCATCAAAAAGGAACTGTAGCTGAACGTCTGTTACAGCGTCAAAATCCGGGAACAATGCCCGAAATTTAGGTATATCAAGCGTGACGACTTGTAGCATTAGTCTTCGCCTTTATCTTCTTTAACGCCAGCGGATTCAGGAGTTGCCTGTTCCAGACCAGTTTTCTGCTTCTCGCGCTCTTTGGCAGCATCAGCGGCTGACTTGCGGTCGCCAGTAGCAAACACCAGGCCGTTCACGAGGGCAGGGGATTTGGCATGCGCCTTCTCGTAGTCTTCCCAGATATCAGCAGGAACACCTTCGGTGATGCCGTAGCCGTTGATGATGCTGGATGAGTTAGCGCCCAACAGGGTGAATTCCTTGCCAGCACCGCGAATCTTCAGGCCGTTCGGCAGCTTGCAGCCGATAACGTAATCTTTTTTAGAAGCCATGATAGCTGTTCCTCATAAAATAAAGCCGCCCCGAAGAGCGGCGGTGTTATAAGTCTATCACACACCCAGCATACTGGACACTGCCAGCGGCTGAGTAATCACAGCGCCGTAGGTGGCAGCAGAGTATTTCTGCTTGTAGCTGGAAACCTGCGGGATAAGCGGATGAGCGCGCAGCTTGTCGCTGTAGGCCAGATAGCCAGTTTCCTGACCCTGAATGCGGGTAGCAAACATCTGCACCAGCTCGCCAGCATCAGTGCTGTACTGCGGCGCCACCACGAAACGGATGTTCGGGAAGCTGTCACGAACCATCTTCTCTACGGTGTTACCGAAGATTTCGTTGGCACGCTTGAACCACACGGACGCTTTCGGAGACATCGCCAGAACCAGATCGGATGCCATGTTGATGCCATCACCCAGCACGCCATTGGTGCGCGAAATCAGATCTTCGTACAGAGCCAGGATATCGTTATAGATACCCAGCACTGATTTCTCAGACCACAGCACCGAGCCGTTATCCGTGTTAGGGGAGATAGGCGCTGGCAGAGATGGATCGTTCAGGATGCCGTAGTTTTGGATACCGGTAACGCCGTAGAAGTAGAAGCGGTTGGCGGCCTGATTCAGCACGATAGCGGCAGCGCGTTGCTTCTCAGCAGCATATGCCAGACCAGTCAGGCCGTAGCGTTCCTGCTCCAGTTCGCCATAGGTTACCATCGTCTGATAGCGGTAAACCTGACGGTTTTCCCACTGTGACGTGACCTGAACCGCACCTTGCTCGCTGTAATCGTCATACGCGACGATATCACCGGTAGGCTCAACGCGCTGGATCATCAGGTTGTCCTGAGCCCATGAGCCTTTCATGCGCTCAGGGAACAGCTCAGTTGATGTCAGATTCGCGAATAAGGTACGGATGACTTCCGGTTCGATGAAGCTGGACACGATAGTCGGGATGCCGCCGCTTGGTGGCAGCATTGGCTGCGGGTCGGCGTCGTTTGCGAACTTGGTAACCGTAGCAGGGAGGTGAACACCTCGTTTTGCTGCCTGGGCACGGAAGGCCGCGAAATCAGCCTGAGTTAAGTTATGCATCTTTATTTGCTCCAGGAAGAAATGATAATCAGGTCACCAATGGCCGCGCCGTGCGCAACCCAGAATCCGGTTTCAACAAATCCAGTCACGGTAGCACCAGCAGCACCGGTCGCCAGCTTGCCGTTGGTCAGGCTTGCAAATACTTTCTGGCCCTGCGTTGCAACGGTGGTGGACTTAGCCCAGAAATCGCCGCCAACTTTAGGGGCAACTTCGCGACCAGCAGCAATCAGCATCGAACCATTCTGGAACGGGTAGATTGTCGCCTGGTGTACGTTCTGGATAAAGCCAACGGGAGTTGAGTCAGCAGCAGGAGCTACGTTAGTTACCACGACTGAATCAACCGCCTCGCGGAAAACGAAGGTACCGATGGTTACGCCATTCTCGCCAGCGCGGAACGACTCAGGGCCGCCAGCGGCTGCGATGATCGGGCTGGTAGATGCTGGCTGCGCTTCGGCACCAACACCCACATAAACATTAACGCCAGTTTGGAAAGCCATCTTTATTTACCCTCGAAGAAGTTGTTAACGCGGCTCATTGAGTCGGCAGTAACCGTAGGTGCTGCGTCATTCGCCATTGTGCGCGAAGTTTTCAGCATGTCAACCATCGGCTTCAGTGCAGCAGATGGCAGGGCATCTACGCCTTTAACGCCAGCGTGGTTCAGCGTTGCGCGGTACAGCTCTTCTGCTGAGTCGCAGGCCATGTTGCCAACGAAAGGCGCGCAATCACGCTCTGCCTGGCGCAGGGCGCGATACTCACCCTGAAGCTGATCACGCAGGCGCTGCTCGATAGCTTTGGAGTCGGAAGCCATGCGGCGCTCTTTCTCTTCGCTTTCCTTAATGCGCTCATCGCGCTCTTTAGCCATGCGGGCCATACGCTCTTCTTCGGTTTCATCGGCATCAGAGTCATCGGCCATTTTTTCTTTCTTGCTGTCCTTTTCTTTATCGTCGTCCTTATCTTCATCTTCGACGATTTTCTTAACTTCTTTTTCCACTTCATCGGGATTCGCATCACTCGCCAGACGCGGCTTAACGAAGGCCCATAGCTTATTGAACTTAGACATTATGTCGTATCCTATCGGTTTGGAGTCGTACACTAAAACGTCAGGGCCAGCCCGTCCGTCCGGAACTATAGCAACGTGATTGCAAACAATGTCACGCATCACGCCGTCGTATTCTTCGCCATTATACACACCTGGCGTCATGTCTGCACGATATCGGTAAGAAGAGGAAATCTCGCGCTGCTGGTTGGACTCGATCCCGGCGATAGACTTATCGTCCCATACGACCATCGAGTTATTCAGCATAGTGCCATCGAAGTTAGCCCCCTCACCAGTAGAGCCGATAATGGCATCTTTGGGCGGGGCTGAGGCGAAAACAGGGAGGTGGGTATTGAGTACAGGCTTTTTGTTGAATGTCGGCGCAGCCTTCTTCAGCTCTTCAGGGCAACGCAGCATTTTGTAAGGGGTTGCAGCATCCAGTCCAAGAGCTTCCGAGTCAGGGATTTCCCGGCCATAGTAAGTGCAGACGTTCGCCTTGCTGATAGGTGTCATAGATACGTGCAAAAGCCCATCCTGGTCAAACGTTCTCACGCTGGCCCGGTCGAAAGCTAACACACTTTGCACCTGAGTAACTTCGGTTGTCATTGCACCTAACGCCTTACAATCAGAATATTCAGCATTATGCAATGATGATTAGGATAAAGCAAGCGGCGGGGTAGGGTAGGGGTTAAAGCGCCCGAAGGCGCTTGTGGTTAATGCAGGCTCGGATGACAACCATCTTCGATATCATCAGCAGCATCGCGTAAAGTCGCGGCGACTGCCATGTAGGTTGATGGCTTAATCTGAATCTCCACATCATCAGACTCTTCGTCGTATAGATAGTCAGCCAGCAAGATATCTTCGCCTCGGTCTTCGTATCGTACTGTTACTTTAATTTTGCCCATTTATTTCCCCAGAGCCTTGGCGATTGCTGCCAGTGATTTCTTGCCAACTTCGGTATCTTCCAGATCCCAGAATCCAGCATCAACTGAGTCTGCAAGCTGCTTGTAGTCGGCGAATAATTCTTGCAGCGCCTCCAGTAGCTCAGGGGCTGCGGCCATGAGAGTGGCATTATATTCATCTTGCTCCCACGAAGTATCATCCCCATTAATCTCTGCAATACAAGAACCTTCCGACTCGATAACTGTATCGGCTGCAACCCAAGGCCCCGGCGTGCCTTTAAAATCTTTCATTATTTCCCCTCCAGATAATATTCCCGCACTGCTTTAGAAAGCTGGCTGCGTGTCATTGTTTCACCCTGACGGTGTGTTATGCCAGTATTGCTTGGCTTTAGCCTGAACAGATCGCCACAGGCCATCATGACAACCTTTCGCTTCTCACCGCGGAACATGATCATTTATCTTTGCTCCTTTCGATCTGAATGCGACGCTCCGCGAAACATGCGAAAGCTTTTGCGTAGTTTCCAGCCTTGCGGAACTCCAGGCCTCGCTGATGCGACATCACCGCGAGCTGGTGGAAGTGGTAGCGAATGTAACTTGTCATGATAACCTCTGTGTTGCTGTCTGTGGTTATCAATATATCCTTAAACGGATGGCGAGTCTTTAGCAATTTGTGCTGTTAATAAAACCCCGCACGCGGCGGGTTTCGGTTAATCTACAAGCGCCTTTATTGTCATAAATAAAATTGCAGCTGCAAAAGGCGCGGCGAAGCCAATCAAAAAGCTCACCATGTCAATCTGCATCAATTCCATCCTCAGGAAAAGCATACCAGCGTACGTATTGTACGCATTCTTTTCTGCAAGCAAATGACTCCTTCATTCCTAAAACGCGAAGAAAGTCATCATCGCAAACTTCAGGGTAAGTTAAAGCGTCCAGGGATATAATGTCACCGCTTATAAGCCTTACTTCTACATGCATAATGTCCTTTGGCGTGATTGTATATGCCATTTTTATCTACCTGTGTTGTTAGTTAAAATCCATATACAGAATATCACATATCCGTATTCCGTCAATCACCATTTCACCACAGGGCGCCATGAGCATTGGCAGTTGGGGAGCTGACCAGGCATTACCCACTCTCCATCCAGGAAGCACCCCTTATCCAGTCTGAAGCTCTTACGTTCGCTTCCCGCCTTAACGTGGCTGTGACGTGGGTTGTGTTGCCCGCCGCTGTGTATCCATTCGCCTTCCTCAATGCCCGCGGCCATCTGCCTGACTGCCGAAAGGGTGGAGGTGGTTTTCCTTACCTGGTCACTCGCAATGCGTTCTGCACGGCGGCGCGTAATGCCTTCGCGCTCACCGAAGTTCTTCACAAGCTCATCCGCAAGCTGCTTGCGGTCACCGCCTTTGGCTACGGCGCGATAAACCATGCCCTCAACGTCAGTGAAATACTTCTCTGGTATCGACTTAATCAGGCTGACATTCTCGGCAATGATAGCCTCCTGCCGCTCCTCCATCGCTGGCGTCCACTGCATCTGGATGGTCATGCTCTGCTGCCTGGCTGAAGCATGAAGGTTTCGATCGACGCTTTTCGTCGTCTCGTCAACCATCCGGTCAGATACGCCAGTTGCCATCTCCACGAATCGGTTAACCCACTTTGCAGCCAGTGAGCGCAGGGCGTTACGGACAATTTTAACCGGATTGGCATCCATCGCCATCGCGGGATCTGCTAACGGATTACCCTCGAATACCTGCAACACCTGCGACTTGACATCCTTGTTCATCGCGCGAATTTCACGAAGCAGGGTAGAGCGATACCATGCGATATCGCCCGCGTTGTAGGTGACGGGCCTAAACTTCCTCTGTTTCTTCCGGCTCATATCCTTCCCCTAAGTTCTCAAAGCCACCGCCCTGGATCTCGCGAAGAGCGTCGCGGCTCTCATCGGAGTTAATCATCATGGAATCAGCAGCAATGGCGATCGTGCGCACCTTGATCTCGTTAATCTCCGCTTTCTCTTTGTCAGACAGCTCATTCAGTGGGCGGAACTCGAAATAAATCTCCGGCTTAATCTCACCGAACTCGGCAAGCTGGATGATCTTGAAGATATTCTCCAGCGCCCGGCGGATGTCGCTCTCCTGCATGCCGGATATGGTTTCGTGCCATGTCTCCAGCTCAGAATCACCCGAAGCATTCAGCCCTGCGGGTGCGTTACCCAGCAACTTGAGGTTGGTCACCCTGGCAGGAATACAAAGCTGATCCTGATAGTTCGACAGAAGGCTGGACAGGTCGCTCAGGGAAGTTTGCTGGTGTAACAAATCCTCGGCAGTGTCGATAGCCCAAATCCCGCTATTTTCCTGGTAGTTGGTGAAAAGCTTAATGCGTCTATCAAACTCACCCGGCTCCTGTAAACGAGCATCCATATCCGTCTTGAGCGCACGCATACGCAGGGTGCGGATGATGGCCGAAACGTTACGCTTAACGTCTCGCCAGTCGCAAACGTAGCTCTCCATGAGCTGAATCAGTGACAGGCCACCGAAGTTATACGACGGCTTCAGGATTTGCTGCACCGGGCGACTGACGATATCAATGAAGCGAGACTCATGCACGGTCTGGCCCATCACGAACCACTGGCTGGGTTTGTAGAAGTCAGCGCGAAGAGGGTATAGTGTGTTGTAGGTCGCCGGGTATACCCATGTAGGATCTACGCAGCGGAATGAAATCCCATCGCCTTTTTTAATGACGCGCTTATCCAGCACCAGTGGGCGGGTAAGTTCTTCCTCAGAAGCGCCCACATCGGCAAAGATATGCGCCACGCCAAAAGTAGCATCATGCTCCACGGCTTTGTGGATTAGGCGCTTGATATCGTACTTTACCAGCGCGTCCTCCATCAGCTCAACGTTCTCATCACCAGCCTCGGTAGACTTCACCTCGATCCAGTTACGAACCATCTCATCGGCCATGACGCGAACCATGTTGCTGTATTCAACCTGCTGCGCCATTGCTGCCAGCACAGGGTATCCCCGAAAGCACCCATACTCAGCGTTAAGCGGTAGCTGGTTGATGACCTCGTAGGGAGTGGAGTCCATTGCCATTGCCGATTGGACTTTATCCTCAGGCACAACACCAGGCAGCGGCTCATACGGCCTGACCTCAACGTAAGACTGCTCACGTTCGGCAGAGCGCTCTACCTGCTGGTTAGTAATGCGTGTCGGGCTGCGCTGGACTTCTTTTGTTGGTTGTTTCCTGCTCATTTAACTGCTCCGCCGGGAATTCTGAATGGTGTATTCATGGGTGCAAACGCCATGATAAATGAATCAGCGATATTAGGCGATTTAATGTCTCGCTTAGCCAGATCTTTCTTGCTTTCAACCTTTACCCTGCCAAGGTTGTCAAACTCTCTTTTTGGTATTGCAAGCTCGTATTTAAGCTTAGCAAGGTTAGGCATTTCACTGGATATACTTATCAAGTTTTCAGCCTTGTGTTTTGGTATCTCAGTGCCGTTTTTAATGGCATCGACCACCTGATAGGTTAGCCTGAATCTGTCCGCTACCGTCCACCACGCCTGGGCTTTCAGGTTAGCGAAGAAATCCTTATTGGTAATCTTTGGCTGATAGAATTTATCCGGGAACAGAACCCCAGATCCGGCGTTAAATTTGAGGAATGAAACATTATCGCCATCAAGTGACCTGTTTAGCTCGGTGAACTTGGCACCAGCAGAAGCACCAACGCCGATGCAGTCGTAAATGATCATGGCGCTTCTGTTTCTTGCCTCAGAATAGGCGCGAGTGCAGCTCTTAAGTAATTCATCCTCACCTGCTGACCATTCTTCGCAGTGATAGGCCACGGCGCCTTTGGCGTAGGTTATTGCGCAAAGGTCAGCGCCGCCATCAGCGATATCAAAGCCAAGTTTGGCACGCCCCTCATCACCAAATCCAATCAGGGTGTGCGCATCGATAGCAGCCTCAATCCAAGATGACTTAATAACGCTCTCATCGTCATCAGTACGGGGCAGCCCCAGCCAGACATGATCAAATGTCTCCGGGTTCTTCTTCCGATGGTTCTCGATCACCTCAAGAGCAGTGTTGGACAGAAAAGGGTTCTCGTTGAAGTTAATGTGCCGAACCAGCGTATTTGCTGGTGGGTCTACAACAAAGTTACGCCATACAAAGTCCGATACCAGCGATGGGTTGAACAGCAGCCAGCACTCAGACCCCTCCTTACGGATTGTTGGCTCAAGTATTTCCCACTGAGACTCAGTGAGCGCGTGCGACTCCTCAGACCAGAGGATGTCGATAGACTCAATAGACTTAATCTCACTGATATGCCTCCACAGGCCATAGAACATGAACTCGCTGCCGGTGCGCTTGTGGATTATCTTGTTCTCCAGAATTCGAAATTCCCCGGAAAGCCCGAAACGCTCGATCTGAATCTTCAGTAGTGCATAGACCGATTCCTCGATCTTGTTCTGGATCTGGCGCACACACAGGAATCGCAGCTTGTAACGTTGAGCCAGGAATACTGCCATCCCGGCAGCATCCCAAGACTTTGAGCTGCCGCGGCCGCCATACAGGATTTTGTTGCGCGCCCTCGTAGTCCAGAAAGGGCGGAGGGCAGGGTTAAGGGTGGCTGTCATTGAATGGCTTTATAAATAAAAGAGAAGATTATCGCCGTGGTCAGGCAAACGCAAAGGCAAGCGATGGTGTAAAGGATCCACTGGACAAAAAGGTATCGCCATTTATTACTTACTATCCAGTCAGCAATTTTTTCAATCTTATCCATCACTCATCACCCTGCTTATAAAAATCATCCAGCCCTTTCGGCTCAACGGTAATGCCGCCGCTGATTTCTGTGTGCTGTTTGAATGCCTGCACGTTGACGTGATCGCCGACGAGCTTGAGGGCTGCGATGGCGTTCTTTGCGTCATCACGATCCCAGCACTGCTCGTGCATCATCGTTGCACGTTTCAGTACATAATCGACATCAATCTTCGTTCTTTCAGACCTTTCCAATTTTAACTCCTCGATCCTTCTCAGGATGTTATCATCGGTCATCAGTCGGGAACCCTGCATTCTCGACGACCTTTCACTATAGCCACAACGTATAGCAGCCTGCGAGGCGTTTAAATCCTTAACGAATTCATTAGCGAACATCTCATGTCGCTCGTTGGCTAATGCTGGCATGTTATTATCTCTCAACAAAATATCTGAATTCAGTATATCACCAGCCAATCCATCAGAGCAACGTTTCCTGACCGCACGCGATGGTGACGGTTACGCCAGCCGTACCTGATTTGGTGAATAGCACTGGCTTTCCTGCGGGAACATCGAACGACATTACCTCGCTACGGTTGATTGTGCCGGCCAGTCCCAGAAGGATAGCATCGGTAACCCTGGCAACTTCTGCGCCATCGACTGTCGCGCTGATGGTAACATTCTGACCAACCGTCAGAAGCGCTGTAAGCGAATATGCGACGGTGTATGTCACTCTGGCGTTACGGGTTGAGCTGAGGGTGAAAGACGTTCCTATGGCCCGTACGTTTGCGCCTACAGGGGTTATGACTGGAGAGTTAATCCTGTCGAGGATAACTTTGTCTGCCGCAGACATTAAACCCGCAGCCATTGAGGTAGCCGTGCTCGTGGCCGTTGCATTGACTCCCGCTGGCCCCTGTGGCCCCTGAATGCCCTGAAGACCCTGAGGGCCGGTTAATCCAATTGGGCCTGCTGGGCCTGCAATCCCCTGATCGCCTTTGGCACCTGCTGGCCCCATCTGTCCTGTTGCGCCAGTATCACCTTTGGCGCCAGTTTCCCCTTTGACTCCCTGTTGGCCTGCCGGGCCTTGTGGCCCTGTGGCACCAGTAGCGCCTGTCAACCCCTGAATACCTTGCTCACCCTGCTTACCCTGCGGGCCTGCCGCTCCCGTTAAACCTGTTGCGCCAGCAGGGCCTGTTGCACCCTGAGGCCCAGCTTCGCCTTTATCGCCCTTATCACCTTTGACGCCTTGCGCACCCTGAGCGCCTGTCGCGCCCTGAATTCCTGCGTCGCCCTTGTCGCCTTTCTCACCTTGTGGCCCAGGTTCACCACGCTCTCCCTGCGGGCCTGCGACACCCTGGATACCCTGATCACCTTTTTCTCCGGCATCGCCCTTGTCACCCTTGCTTCCCTGAGGGCCAGCCACGCCCTGCATTCCCTGCTCTCCGGTGTCACCCTTGTCGCCCTTCTCTCCCTTGTCGCCATTCATGCCTGCCGGGCCAGTTTGGCCGTCCTTACCTGGTTCACCTGTTTCACCCTGCGGCCCGGTAATTTCATCCAGCGTTACCAGTTCGTTCCACGCCTCATCTCCTTCCAGCCGCCAAAGCAAGTCCACGCCATCGTTGCTGAACTCCGGGTTACGACCATCAGCGCCCTTATCTCCTTTCGGCCCCTGAACGTCAATCTGGTCATCGGTGATGCCTGCTGCCTTGCGGATAGCATCCTGATCTGACGCTGTGAGCACGGCCATCACATCATCGCTGATGCCCTGAATACGATCGGGGGTCACCTCAACGTTTGCGATTTCTTTACGCAGTTCCGTTACGTCGCCTGGCGTTACGGAGTTAACCGGAGTGCCGTTTTGTGCAATAACTTTCATGCTGCCACCTGCTGCTGATTGTTTATGGCGTAAGAATATTCTCAACAGCGGATTTAATGAATGGGAATTTTCTCACAGGCAAATTTTTGGCAAAAAAAAAGCCCACCGAAGTGGGCAAACACACAACACAGGCAATTATCGAGGAAATCCGTGAGGATTGTACAGCGGGTGGTGCGGGGAGTGCAAGTTAGGTTGTGGTGGCAGGTGCTGAACTCCTGCTTTGGTGTCATGTCGATTTCAGAGGCTCGCGGCACCGTGACGCTCTCGAAGCTAATCAGCCTGAGCATTCACCACAACGGTAAGATAACTGATTGATGCATTGTGGCTCTGGTATCAGCCGCGCCGACTACATTCGCGGTACCACTATAACCTGATAGTTAATTTGTGGATTACTTTTAGGCCCGCCCAGTTATCTTACCTGTTGTGTTCCGGTCTCTTCCCAGACGTCAAACCTGATCGCCACAGCGGTTAACTGCACTGATGGAAACACTTAAACCACGGCTACATCATTTCCTGTTACCGATTGTGCCACCAGGAAGGCCAAAAGGATAAGCCTGGCTACAACCGCAGGTATCGCCACATGATGCACTGGCGGAAATATTAAGTGTGGTGGCCGGTGCTGATCTCCGGCTTGCCTGATCAAAAGCACTTATTAGATCGGTATCCCCTCTGCGCAATGCATGGCGGGATTTCGCGCGCATCAGCCTGCGCATTCACCACATCGCAGAACCCTGAAGCCCTCTATGTTGCCCAGACGTGCAACACCTCAAGATCCTGCGATGTGGCTTCTGGCTTCCGTTCCATAATCAGTCAATCCAGCTTAAATCCACTACAACCATCTTACCGCGATATAGCCTTACCGTTGACTGGTTATCGCTGACCGCCTTGATTACGCGGTGAATGCTTTGGTACTTACCCGGCAGCGCTGATGCTTCGACTACCGCAATCTTTCGTTCTGAATCCTTTGCCTGCTGGATAACCTGCCTGGCGAAATCGGTGTTGCTCATATCCGTTACCTGCTTGCCCTGATGAATTGATTATCCGTTAACGGCGGCCGGGTGTCAACTGGATATGGATAATATTTAAATTTGCCGTTTGGGGGAGAAAATTTTGCCCTCAGGGGGCCACTTTTGGGGCGTCTAAAATGTACAAATTTTTCCTTTAGATACATATACCTATATCAATAATATAAGAGGGGGGGGTAAATGGGGGTATAGTCTATATTTTCATAACAATACATGCTTATTACTGTTCATTTGTACAGTTGTACGTGATTATTTTTATATGGGCATGGAAAGGGGGCACCCCCATTGCCCCCAAACAGAAAATTAATCAAAAAAAAGCTTCAATTACTGATGCTTATACATAGTTTCAGGTGAGGGCAAAAGACGCCCCTGGGGGCACCCCACTGCAACTCCATGCAACAGGATTAAATGTGCGTGATGAGCTATAAGTATTGCTTTTTATATAATGGGTGTTACTATGAATACTCAATCAGAGGGGGATGTATGGCAAAAGCAACGAACAGGCAGTTGGCAGTTAAGATAGCCAAAGAGGCAAAAATAGATCTGCCTTACCGGGTGACGATCGACAAAAAGGCCAGAGCGAACATATCTAACCTGCTGGGTTCGATAGCTGCGTTTGCGGGCATGAAGTTCATCACCCGCATGGATGATGAAACGTCAGTCATGACAGTTATCAGGGTGAAATGATGGCAGCTATTAAACTCCAGGACATTTTCAACTTTGCACGAGACAACGGGATAACATCGGTTCGGTCAGCCATTCACCTTGGCTATCATAATCCGATGGACGCAAACCTCTGGCCGGAACCAAAGCACGCCGATGTGATCGGTGATGAGTTCGAACCGAAAGAGATTATCAGCATGGAAGGTGGCCGCCAGGATCTGCTTTCTCGTTGTGCGCGTGACGTATCCGCATCGGTTCAGTTTCCGGTGAGCACCACGTTCCTGCATGGCATGGGGATTATCGCTACGGCAATGACCCCGTTCTTCCAGTACAAGTATTTTGACAACCTGAAGCACTGCAATATCTACATCGTTACCAGCCAGCCAACGGGTACCGGTAAGTCAGCTATGAACGATTACTTTTACAAGCCAGTTGAAGTGGAGTATCAGCGAGTATCTCAGGAGAACGCCAAAGACCGAAGGCGCTGCATTCTTCAAATAGAAGAATACGAGGAGCAGCTAAAGAGCGCGAAAAGAGTAGATGAGATCATGGCGCTTGAAATAAGCATCCAGAATGAGCAGGAGAAAATGAGGCAGTTCCCTAAGTTCATGTATACGTGGACTGACGTTACGCCAGAGGCGCTGGAGGCGTGTGCGTCAAGGCAGGATGGATTCTTCAACCTCGTGAGTGATGAGGCGAGCGTAATAAACTCAGCAATGGGGGATATGTATTCCGACAGGCTAAAGAATAACGAGTTTCTGTTAAAGGGTTGGGATGGCGATCTGGTTTCTTCAGCCAGGGTAAGCAGGAAAGGTTATTATGGGACACCGAACGGTAACGTTGTTGTTTGCGCCCAGGATGAAACGATCAGGGCTATTTTGCTGGCAGGTGAGCGAGGTAACGGGATCAGCCAACGATTCCTGCTTCACAGGGAGCCAAATATGCTCGGCAAGCGTGTATATGGCCGGGATAAATACAAGCGCATGGATAAAGGGTTAAAAGCGGAATATTGCCGACTCATTCACAATATTATGATGGAGCGCGAAGCTGTTCTTGATTTCTCTGATGGAGCTATGGACGTTATCCACCAGGTAAAGGAAAAGTATGAGGAAACCATTGCTGATAATGGACTGAACAGCCAGGAGATGATCAGGGGGGTAGTCGCCAAGATTGACAAGCAGATTATGAAGATAAGTTGCATCCTTCATGTAATGCAGGAGTGGGGTGATAGCGGCCAGAAGTCAAAGGTAATAAGCGCTGAGACGGCTATATGGGCATACTCAATTTATGAAGCGCTGATCGACTCTTATATTAACTCGGCAAGCTCTCAGGGGTATCTGGGTAAGTCTGTCGAGGTGGAGAAAATTAAAGACAGGCTATCATCACTTGCTGCAAAGGGTACGATGTCAATAAGTCTCCGTAAGCTTCGTGACAATATAAAAAACGTACAGCCATTCAAGGGTCACACAAACATCTCAAAGAGGCTTAAGGATGTTGTGATGAAAGAAGTTGAGCAGGATGGATGGGCACTATTGCATGATAACGAGATCCTGATAAACCCAAAACTGAGAAAGTAGCATGAGAATTGAAAAGTACAGCAAATTTGTTTTCGCTTTCGGTATGTGGTTTGAAGTTCCACCGGAGACGCAATGGGTGCTGTGTGACTTTCGCGGTGAGGTGCTGACCACAAGGCAGAAGGATGAGCCTAAAACGTTCCCCTTAACCTGGGATTGCTACATTGAATGCACTTGCTCGATGATAACTATCGGCGGGTGCCGCTGGCAGGATATGAAGAAGTTTGTGGGCGATCAGCGATACACCGAAAAGGATTATGCAGCCCATATTGTTCGGATGGGTGTGGTGTAGTGCCAGTTGAAATGCTGATCGCCCTGGCGGTGATAGTCATCATCGCCGCACTTTTTACGCGGCAATAGCACTTTTTGCAAAACAAGATCCATGCAGAAGTGATTTAATGCATATAACACAACACAGGAGTAAAAATATGCAAAAACTAAATTATCGCAAAGCAGTAGAGATGTTGCAGACGCTGGATTACAACCGCGATCACGGCGGGATTTCTATCCGTGAGGAATTATTCTATCAGGCGCTGGATATCGCAGCTGAAGAGCTGGCGAGGCGGGCGATAGAGCAAGGTCAGCAGCAGGGCAAGCCAAAGAAAGGGGGGCTTTTGATTATGGATTGGTGCACGGCAGCAAAAGAGTCACTTGCAATAGCATTACTTATCCCAGCGTTTTTCGGGGTGATGTGCTTTGTATTGTGGGAGAACGGTTTCAAGGTTCTTGGGTGGAAA